GAGCGCCACCGTCTTTCTTCCTCTTTAGGCCTTCTCTCTTCTTGGCAAGGAGGCGAGCGGCGGCTTCACGCTCTTCTATAGTCATCCCGTCAGGGCTTTGCGTACTCATCTCCTCGACCCCATAAATAGATTTTTTACGGGCTTTAGGGCGCAAAGATTTTTTAGGTGCTGGCATTTTAATCTCCATCGGTTGTGATGACAGTAACTCTTCCTACGGACGCTACCATATATTGTGCTGAATTCCAAACTGGATTCCAACCAAACAGCTCTCGGCTCTCCAGCAAAGAAGTATCTGGGCGTGGATTGCGTAGTGATTGAGGGTCGTTAATCTTTACGCGCCCAAGAAAGTTTTGGGGCTGGTCTGGGTCAACAACATCTCTACCAACAAGAAAACCCGTCTTAACGCCGTTGTTGTATTCAGGCACAAGGTCTTTAAGGGGGTAACGAAACCCCGTCTTGTCACAGAACCCGAAGGCGTATTTGGCTTTTGCGTAGCTCATTATCCACCCATCATGAACGTATCAAAGGGTACAAACTTGATTGAAGCTGTTTCCTCATCCTCACCAGCAGCGAGCTGGAACTGGAACTCATACTCTTGCTTCAACAGCGGGACACGAGCGGCAACATCCGGCTTCTTCATAGCAATATAGTAAGCCATGCCCGATACTAAGGCTGGCACAAAACGAGGTGGTACAGTGGTAACATCCCCACCAATGCCACTAGACAAACCATCGATACCCTTCAGCCGATAGTAAGATAACGTATACGGCGTGGTAGCGTCTGGCACGGGCCATAGCGTTACTTTGACTTCCGTGGGGAGCCTTTGGACGTAGATTTGGGTTGGCCTGCCTTGCGTGTTTTTGTTGGTTTGCTGGGCGTAGGTCGCGACACTGACCCTTTCGAGGGCGGTGTCGGTTTGATTTGTACCTGTACCTGTTCGGACTTGGTGTTCGATGAGGTCGATGGTGTCTGAAGGAAGGGTATACGTTGACGTACCCGCTGTAATAGCGAGCGTACCCGCTTCAATAGTGAAGAGATTGAGACCACGGTTCTGCCACTCCAATGTTAATATGTTAAGGCTCCTACGAGCCGTTTTTAGATCATATCCAGAACGCATCTCAAGGCCAGCACGTTCATATGCCTCCTCAAAGAGTTCAGGTAGGTCTGGTGTGACTACTGCCATGATCTAAGTCTTTCTATATTTCGCCGTCTTCTTGGCAATCTTCTTCGGTTGTTTAGCAACCTGCTTACCTTTTTTAGTAGCTTCGCGCTTCTTCTTAGTAGTAGCTGCGTATTCCTTAGCCGTCAAAGCCTTGATAGCCTTCTCAGGAAGGTATCGCTCGCCTGTAGCCTTGGAACCCTGAGTAGAAGGCTTACCAGACTTGGTCCGCCATTTCTGCTTGGTCCAAGACTTCAAACTTTTTTGAGGCTTTTTAAGAGCCATTACTTTTTCTTCGCTGCACCGCCGCGCTTCATAGCGACAGGCTTCTTCATCATCATGCCACCGCCACGTTTCATCGTTGCAGGTTTTTTCATCGCACCGCCGCGCATCATTTTCTTCGCCGCACCGCCGCGCTTCATAGCCATTGGTTTCTTCATTGAACGAGGTTTCATAGCCATTGGAGTCTCCTTTTACGTTCTACTACGAGTTCTTGATACTCTGATTCAGGGTACACCTTATAGTACCCCAGTTTCTCTAGCTTGTCACTTGCCCTAACAACAGTCTGTAAATCCTGTATGAAGATCATGCAGTAATCCTCATCTATGGAACCTACCCAATCATTGTCAGAAAGAAAGTCTAACTCTGCATCTTCTGCATCATATCCGGGATGAAAACCCATGAAGTGCAGGTTTGTTAATTTTCTGTTAAGCTCGTCTACAACCCCGTTGAACTCATCTATGTCTGGCATATTGAAGGATGCAACGACTATAAGTTCTTTCTCAAAATCCTCAAAGAACTGAGCGTAATTTATAGTGCTGTCAAATATATCGTCCGTTTCTAATACAAGGACTTTGTCTTTCTTCCACGCCTCCTTGGCGTAGGGACACGCAGGCATACCCCCTAGATACTTGTTGGGAACCTCTAAGACCTCACGAGACCAACTGCGCAGATCATCTTCAATCTTTGTATCCACCGCCTGATGCCTTATATTGCTTGGCTAACATCTGAGCTTTCCTAGCAGACCACTGGCCGGGCTTGCCACCCTTACCACCAGCTTTTATTTTGTTAAACAAACTCTTACGTTTTCCGGGCTGAGTGTAGTTGCCAGCCTCATTGACTTTGCTCTTTGTCTTCTTCTTAGTTTTACCACCTTTGCCAAAGCGAATGATGTCTAAATCTTTTGCATCGTCTCCAGTTGAGACGCGATTGCCTGTTAGCTGACTTCCCATTTGAGTTCTAGAAATAGCCATCTAACATTTCCACCGTTTTCTAGCCTGACGTAATCGGCTGTTAGGGTCTTTAGCAGCTTTAGGGAACTGCTTCATCTGTCCAGCAGAGCGAGCGCAGTAGGACTTACGCCGCTTGGCGGCTGCGCTACCTTTCTTCACCGTACCTGTAACCGCTGTCTTTAACTTGGAGCCGGGATTGTCTTTACGGTACTTAGCCACACCCTTCTTGGTCATACCCGCACCGGACTTAGTCGGACGTTTATGACCACCTTTGATGGTGTGGCCTTTCATTGTACCTTTTTTAGGCTTACTCGTAGAAGACATCGGCTTCCAACAGATTTGACATGTTGAGGTAGATACCCGTCTTCACGAGAAAACCGCTATTCGGGATGCTGAACGTATTAGCGAAGGTATCGCCCGCTGACGTATGCTTGCTCATAAGCCAACGCTTCGGCTCCGTACCCGGATTCGGCGTTGTAGCAACATACCGACAAGCAGGTGTCCCTGTAATCGTGGCAGAGTTAAGCACGGTCAGAGTGAACGCATTCGCAGTTGTCACTGTGATCTCGTAGTTGCCATTCCCTGCCGCACCGCCAGTACCCGTCGAGAAGGAAATACCAACTAAATCGCCAGTAGCTAAACCGTGTGCGGTGTCCGTAACGGTAACTGTTGTGCCAGATTGAGCATAAGTGCCAGTTTCTGGGGCAGTGTCCGAATCAAAGATATCGAGTAGACCAGCAGAAGCTGTCCCCACAATGGACACTTCCTTGATACGGTGACGACCAAGCGCAGCAACACCACTTCCGTGCCTATGCCCTTGAAAGACTTGTGACAGACTATTCATCCGTTAATCCTTCTTCTTTGAGGGACGACCACGCTTCTTTTTAACAGGTTTCTCTTCCCAAGCCTCATTCACATCAGGTGTGGAAGGGTCGTCTGCTTTAAGCGTACCGTCATCATTTCGAGCGCGAACGGGAACTGTCTTGATGGGAGAGCCATCAGGATATAGTCCACGCCGCGCAAGTTCTTCGGCAGAGGGGGCTTTAAACCTACTCATAATTTAACCCCTTACGCCCCAACTGTTGCGCCAGTGTCAACGCGAATCCAATTTGTGCCGTCGGAGAATACGAGGTTGCCTGTACCGTTACCTGTAGTCTCTGAAGCCTTCAAAGCGTCTGAAGCGTAAAGAACTGTACCCGCTTCGCCTGTCGCGGAAGGTAAGGTTGCAACTGTGTATGATGGGACTTTGATGTCGCCAATGAAACCAGCGGTTGAGGTCACTGGACCTGAAAATGTAGTCGAAGCCATTTTAGTACCCTTTGCATAAGGATTCGCTTTGTAGTCTATGCAACGTCAGGAGGGCGGTAACCTGTCTACAAAGCTGATGTTTGCCCTAGTAATGACAGAATACACTAGGTTTAAAGAAAAAGAAAGGGGCCTCTTTCAAGACCCCTTCCAATAAGATTAGAAGTAAACTTCTTAACTTATGCTGCGCCGGGAGTACCGAACACTGAACGCCAATCGGATACACCGAAGGAATAACGCTCGCGAGCTTTAAACCGCATGTTACCTGTATCAAAATCGCCTTCCATGGCAGTTTTGATTGGGGAACGGTTAAAGTATTTAAAGCCGTTTGGAGCATCTGTCTTAATGAAGTATGCGTCGCTATCGTTCAGGAAGTGGTTAACCACTGCACCGTCAGGCAACATACCCATAGACTTCATTGCGTTGTTGTCGTTATCAGCTGTTCCGCTACGCAGATT